ACGTTCGGCCTGCGGACCAACTGGAACGGCGGGCTGGGGTTCGGCGGCACCGGGGCTGGGGCTGCCGGGACGTTCGGCTGGGACAAGGTCATCAGCGTCCACACCGACTACATGAAGGGCCTGCGGGGCCTGGCCAACCAAACCAAGGTCATCTTCCACGAAGCCTTCCACGGCATCAGCGTCGGGGCGGGCGACCCCCGGGTGTACAGCCGCTACCGGGGCTGGGAGGAAGGCGTGGTCGAGCGGGCGTCCCAGGTGTGGGAAGCCGACATCCTGAAGGTCCTGGGCCACCCCCCGAGCAACAAGGGCTACAGCACCTACGACCGCTACACGGGCGCCCTGGAAGAACTGCGGCGCCTGGCGGGCATGTCCGAAAAGGAGTTCTACAGCCGCCTGATCGGCACCGACCTGGCCGCCCGCCCCGCCCTGGTCCGCACCTGGCTGGACAGCGCCAAGGTCAGCCCCTACGACTACCAGCCGATCATGCGGAAGTTGTCGGTTGACACCGGGGAGCGGGGCATCCCGCCAGGGTCTACGGTGGGCACGGCGCCCGCCACGGCCCTACGCCAGCCCGTCCCCACCAGGATCACCAGCGCCCAGGCCTGGCAGGACAGCCTGACCCCCGACGAACTCTATACGCTGAAGGTGTACGCATCGTCCGGCTACCGGGACATCAACACCGCCCTGCGGGCGGCCAGCACCGGGGACGCCGCCCTGACCCGGGAAATCCTGGCGATAGACGCCGCCCTGGCCAGGTCGGCCCTGCCGGTGGACACGACCCTGTACCGGGCCGCCCCGGCATCCGCCTTCGAAGGCGTCCAGGTGGGGTCGGTGTTCACGGACCGGGCCTACGGGTCCACCAGCCTGTCGCCGGTCATCCAGCAGGACTTCGCCAACTACCTGAAGGAAGCGGGCGACACCCCGGTGTACATCACCATCAACGCGCCCGCCGGGACATCGGGCGGCTACATCAGCGGCATACTGCCCAGCATGAACGAACAGGAGTGGCTGCTGGCCAGGGGGACCCAGTACCGGGTCACCAGCCTGACCAAGTCGGGCGACGGCTGGCAAATGACCATGGACGTCCTGTGACCTTCGAACGGTTCGTATGGCGCCCTGGGGACCTGGTGCCCCAGGCCGAGCCTGTCCTGGACCTGGCACCCACCACCAGGGAAGGCGTCCTGGACGTCCTGTACGGGGCGGACACGTCCGCCCAGGCCCGCCACGCCCAGGACGTGGGGCTGGCCTGGCTGCGGGACCACCCGGACGACACCGAGGTCATCGGCCTGATGGAAATGGTGGGCAACATCGCCAGCGGGGAAACAGCAGCGGAGGGTTAGGGACCATGGCCACCATCAGCACCAAGCCCTGGGGCGACATCAGCGCCGCCGACTATGCCGACGCGGGCGACTACTGCGACGCCAGCCTGGTGAACACCAACGACGGCCCCAGGGCGCGGTGGTCGAAGGACAACTGCCACCTGCCGGTCCGCGAACCGAAGGCCATGGGCGGGGCCGTCAACCGGAACGCCCTGGGCGCGGCAGCCGCCGCCCTGGCGGGCGCCAGGGGCGGGGTGGACCTACCGCCCACCGAACGCCGAGCCGCGGCCCGGTCCCTGACTCGCCTGTACGCCCAGGCCGGGATGGAGCCGCCCGAGTCATTGACGGCCACGGCGACCAGGTAGGCGGGCGTACACTTCCGAACGGCCTGGCCCGAACGGGCCGTTGGTCACGTTGACAACGGGCACACAGGAAGGATTACCATGCCTGACAACAGCACCGCCGCTGGCACGACCGCCCCCGAGGCAGGCACCGGCACGGCCCCTGGTCCCCAGGGCACCGGCACGGCCCAGCCCCAGGACAGCGGGACCGCCCAGGGGTCACCTGCGCCACACGACAATGCCCAGGCGAAGGGCGACGACAAGGTGGCCAAGGAACTGGCCGCGGCCCAGGCCCGCATCGCGGAACTGGAAGCCGCCAACCTGTCGGAGTCCGAGCGGAAGGACCGCCGCCTGGCTGAACTGGAAGCGGCACAGACAGCCTGGGAACTGGAACGCCAAACCCTGACCCTTCGACACGCGGCCTTCCAGGCAGCGGTCAAGGCGGGAGCGGTCTACCCGGACCTGGTGGTCAACGCGATCAGCCCAGCCAGCGTGGAGTGGGGGAAGGACGGCGATCCGACCAACCTGGACAAGGTGGTGGCCGACGCACGGCAGGCGTACCCGAACCTGTTTCGGGTGACCCCTGGACAGGTGGACGGTGGTGCGGGAACAGGCGCCCCGGCTGGGGCACCGGACATGAACGACCTGATCCGCCGGGGAGCCGGTCGGACGTCATAGCGGAGGAACCCACCCGTGCCATACACCGACGCCATCAGCCGAAGCGAAGCGGCGGCGCTGATCCCCGAGGACGCGACCAACGAAATCCTGCAGGGGATGCCCGCGTCCAGCATCGCCCTGTCCATGTTCCGCCAGGTGCGGATGTCCCGCGCCCAGCAGCGGATGCCGGTCCTGTCGGCGCTGCCCACGGCCTACTTCGTCAACGGCGACACGGGCCTGAAGCAGACGACCGAGCAGGCCTGGACCAACAAGTACCTGGACGCCGAGGAACTGGCGGCCATCGTGCCGATCCCCGAGGCCGTCCTGGACGACACGTCCTTCGACGTGTGGGCGGAAATCCGCCCGCGCCTGCAGGAGGCCATCGGGGCCGCCCTGGACGCCGCGGTGCTGTTCGGCACCAACAAGCCAGCGTCCTGGCCGTCCGACATCACCACCGCGGCCATCGCCGCGGGCAACAACTACAACAGCGGGTCGGTTGGCCCGCCCCCGGACCTGGCCGGGGAAGTCAGCACGGTCATGGGCCTGGTCGAAGCCGACGGGTTCATGGTCACCGGGTTCGCCGCGGAACCGGCCTTCAAGGCCGCCCTGCGGGGCCTGCGCGACAGCCAGCAGGGGCTGCTGTTCCAGCCCAGCCTGCAGGCCGGAACGCCCGGCACCCTGTACGGGGAAACCATCCAGTACGCCACCAACGGCGCCTGGAACAGCGGCGCGGCCCGGATGCTGGCCGGTGACTGGCGCCAGGGCATCCTGGGCGTCCGCCAGGACCTGACCTACAAGGTCCTGGACCAGGCCGTCATCCAGGACAACACCGGGGCCATCGTCTACAACCTGGCCCAGCAGGACATGGTTGCCCTGCGCGTCACGGCCCGGTTCGCCTTCCAGGTCCCGAACCCGGAGAACCGCCTGCAGCCCACGGACGCGAACCGCTACCCGTTCGCCGTCCTGCAGCCGTAGGGGGCTGAAGCAGCGGGGCCTGGGGAACAACCCCCAGGCCCCACCTAACCCCTGAACGGAGGGCACCGACATGGCGACGATCCGCAACACGACAACCGGCGAAACCTTCGAAGTGGGTGACAAGGTGGCCGCGGTGATGACCGTGGGCACCGACTTCGAAAAGGTCGAGCCGAAGGCCAAGGCCAAGGCGGCCAAGGCCACCGAGGACACCAGCACCGAGGACCCCGATGGGCAGTCAGCATCCACCGATGACGGAAGCGGAGGCGACGGCCTGGGTGACGATGGAGTGCCAGGCGACCAGCCAGCCGTGCCTGGAAACGGCGGAAGTGGAACACCTGGTCCGTCGAGCAGCCCGCGCCGACGCCACCGGAAGGCCACCTAGCGACACCGCCTGGGTCCCGACCTGGGACCTGAACTGGGCGGCCTGGCGCGGCTGGCGAATGAAGGCCAGCAAGGCGGTCCTGTTCGTGGACGTCCAGGGCGACGGCACGTCCGTGGACAAGTCCGCGGTGTACGACCATTGCATGAAGCAGTCCGAGGCCTTCGCCCGGGGTGTCTACCAGGACAGCCGCCTGCAGACTGACCTGGGCAGCGCGGCCATCACCGGCCCCGAGTCGAACGCCACCGTTGACCTGGGCGGGCCTGGCGACATCCGCAAGCCAGGGACCATCCCTGGGGTGACCTACCCGTGAGCGTTTGCGCCCCGACCACCCTGGACGAAGCCATCGCCGGGGCGGTCGAAGACGCCCTGCCCGACGTCCTGGCCGTCCACCGGGTGACCCGAACGCCGGACAGCAGCGGGGGCCACACCGAGTCCTACGCCCCCGACGCGGCCCTGGCCGCGGTGCCCTGCCGGATCATGCCGCCCAACAGCACCGCGATGTCCCTGGGGGAGCAAATCCTGGCCGACCGCCTGGCCCTGGTGGACCCCTACGTCATCAGCGTCCCGAAGGGCACCGACATCCGGGTCACCGACCGCCTGGTCGCCCTGGGCGACACCTTCCACGTCCAGTCGTCCCCGGACCACCGCAGCACCGGGCTGCACGGGCGGGTCCTGGCCACGGTGGTCGGCTGATGCCGCTGCACGGGTTCCGCTGGGACACCCGGGAGGACCACCTGCACCAGTACGGGCAGGAAGTCCGGCGGGCTGCCGCCGACGTCATCGGCAAGGGCGTCCTGGACATCCAGGCCCGGACCATCACCAACACCCCGGTCCGACACGGCCACCTGAAGGGCGGCTGGCAGCCGGTGATGCCGACGACCGACACCCCCGAAGTGGTCGGCGGGGTGGGCACCAACGTGGACTACGCGGCCTACGTCGAACTGGGAACCGGGCGGGCCGGGGCGGGCGGCCAGTACCCCTTCCCCCGGGTCGCCAGGTACACCATGGGCTGGCCCGGGATGGCCCCCCGGGCGATGCTGGGCAACGCCGCCCAGGCCATCCTTCCGGTCGTCCACAGCGCCCTGTCCCGGCTGGGCGGACGGATGCGACAACTGTGACCCACCGACCCACCTGGCGGTTTCTGGCGGGCCTTGCCATATCAGGACATGGTCCACGCTCACGTCGCGCCAGCGGGCGTCCTGGGGCTTCCTGTGACGTCACAGCCACTACGGGTTTCGAAGCGGAACGCCCTGATAGGCCCCCGAGGCCACAGGACGGTCTAGAAGTCGTAGGCTGACAACATGACGGTCATTGCCCCAAACCCCCTGGATGAAGCCCTGATGGACCGCCTGACCGCCGACACGGGGACCGATTCCTGGACCGACCTGGTGACCGGCGGGACCTGGCACCTGGTCGTCCCGACGACCCCCGACGACCCCGACAACCGGCCCCCCATCTACTGCATGTTCGGCGTCCTGGGGCCGTCCGAGGACGTCTACACCCTGGGCGGCTGGGCGTACTCCCGGGTCATCTACGGGTTCGACGTCATCCAGGAAGGCGGGTCCGCCGAGCGGGCACAGACAGCCGCCCGGCGACTGAACTACCTGCTGACCGACCAGGAAGCCAGCATCACCCCGACCGGCCTGCGGGTCATGGCCTGCCGCCGCCAGGGCTACACCGAGCGGCTGGAACGGACCGAAGGTGGCATCCTGTTCCAGCACGTCCAGTCCATATTCGGCCTGATGGTCGGCCCGCAGTAGGAGCCAGCGATGACGAAGGCGAAGGGCAAGCAGCCCAAGGCCCTGGTGGCCACCACCGGGCTGAACTACCTGGGCAAGGACGGCAAGGACCACCGCCTGGAAGCCGGTGAGTCGGTGGACCCTGCGGACGTCAACCCCGACGCCGTAGGATGGATGACTGAAGGCGGGTTCCTGGTGCCCGCCGAGTCGGAGGACTGACAGGTGCCCTTCATCCACGGCAAGGCCAGTCGGGTGTTCATCAACGGCTACGACCTGTCCGGCATCCTGGCCAGCACCGGCATGGACATCAGCGCCGACGTGGCCGAGGTCACCGTGTACCCCAGCGCCGCGAAGGAATACCTGCCTGGGCTGCTGGACGGCAGCATGTCCTTCGCCGGGTTCGTGGACACCGACCCCGACGGGGCGGGCGCCCTGCTGTCCCTGGCGGATCGGGTCAGCACCTGGAACGGGCTGCCGGTCCATGCCCTGGTCTACCCAGGGGGCAGCCTGGCGGTGGGCGGGGTCGGCAAGGCCGCCCAGGGCCTGCTGACCGCCAACAACCAGGAAGCCCCCGTGGACAACGCGGTCACCCTGGACGTGGAAATCCAGGCCAACGGCGGGGTTCGGCCTGTCGTGACCCTGGCCGACCTGGCCGCCAGGACGACCACCGGCAACGGTAGCGCCGTGGACAGCGCCATCGCGGGCGGCACCACCTTCGGCCTGGAAGCCTTCCTGCAGGTCACCGCCGGGGCCGGGTCCGCCAGCCCCACCCTGGCCGTCAAGGTCCAGGGATCAGCGGACGGGTCCACCGGCTGGACCGACCTGGTCACCTTCAGCACCGTCGCCCTGGCGTCGGTGCCGACGGCACAGAAGGGTTCCTGGGCGCCAGGTGGCGCCGGGTCCACCCCCCGCTACCTGCGGGCCACCTGGACCATCACGGGCACAACCCCATCCTTCACCTTCGCGGTTGCCGCCTGGCGCCGCCTGGTGGCACCGTAAGCGGAGGACTGACCCATGGCATTCACCCACGGCAAGGACGCCGACTTCGAGTTCCAGGACAGCGGCAGCACCTACCGCCTGGTGTCCGCGTACATCAGCAGCGCCGGGCTGTCGCGGTCCTACGACACGGCGGAAACGACCAACCTGGCCAGCGCGGCCAAGGAGTACATCGCGGGCCTGGCCGACGGGACGGCGTCCCTGTCCGGGATGTTCGACAACACCTTCGCGGGCTACCTGGAAGGCATCCAGGGCCTGATCCGGGGGTGCTACTACTACCCTGAGG